GGCTCTAGCCGTTTGGCTGATATTTTGACCAACATACATCGAGAACTTAATCCCAAGCAGGCTAAAACTATGAACTCTATCACTTCCAATTCGTCCGCTAGCTGGAAAGCTTATCATTGATGACCTACTTGGATTAACACATACGTCTATGAGCAGCAGAACATTCTCCAGCTTCTCCCCTTTGAAAAGAAAGCGTCTAAACTTTTGCTCATAAAAATCTCCAAGAGCTTTTCCGTAAGCATCCCTCTCGCGCCCCCAATCCCAAACGTGAGCCCTCCAGAAAATGCTGATTGCAAAATAGAAAACAGCACTAACAATATCCTTATCTAGGATTCTGCCGTCGTAGGTAGTGAACAGCTCCCCCTTTGAAATCAATGCATCCGAATCCAAAATATCTAGTAATGGGAATTTTGACTTGGTAGCCCACAATTCGCCCATCTTTCTCTCGCCACATTTGGAGAATAAATCTTCACAGGCTCCGCAAAGTAGCGGGCGTTTAATCTGCCTATCGGTTTGAAAGGCACTCCCCTGACTCATATTGATTAGCACTGGTGAGTTATTTGCTACCTCGTCACCTCCCCTAACATGTAGATAAGCTGCTGCTGGAATAAAGTGACTGTCTATTAGCTTCCCTTTTTCTTCCTTGCAAAGCGCGCAGATCTGAGCCCCCCCCTCAAAACACCTCATCCATTTAATCGAATATACCTTTGAGGCTCCCACATGCCCACAGAAAACAAACTTGCTCTGAAGCGCCAGCGCGTCGAGCACGTCAACCAGGCCATACGGATCATCGCCGACCACGGCCGACGGTTCTTCTACAGCCAATCCGTCAATCGCTACGCCAGTATGGAAGTCGATGCACGCGGCAAGGTCTGGTTCATCGACGACTACAGCGGGAAGCGGGTCTTCACCCATGACACGGTATGGGGCGGGCGGTGGCGCGGGTTCACTCACGGCGGCACGCTGAAGGATATGGTCAAGGCGTTTCGAGACTACGTCTGCACCGGCGAACCGCTGCACCCTGGCTATCTCGGACCTGAACGGTTCGATGACAGCAACATCTGGGGTTATGACGAGGCGGGCATGAAGGCAGTGCGCGAACAGGCCGGCACCCTTCCCGTTTTCCATCAACCAGTTCAGGAGGCCGCATGATTAATCTCTTCTGGCGCCTGGTCGCCAAGCTACTCGCCCCCCCGGCCATTGCCGCCTGGCTCATCGCCCGCGCCAAGCGCAAGCCTTACCTGCACATCATGTCCGCCGACGGCGCCGAGATGTACATGGGCCGCTGGTGGCTGTTCAACCCCTACTCCCGCACCACGCACAAGCCGGCGCTCTGGTGGTGCCCGTGGTCGTTCCGAATCCACCACATCATGCGGCCAGACGAAGACCGGGATCTGCATGACCACCCGTGGAATGCCCGGACGATCATTCTGCGCGGTTGGTACAACGAGCAGCGGCCCGCGAGCGATGAATGGAAGAAGGCGGTTAGGTCGGGTTTGGTTCCGAATCAAGATCCCAAGTTTGTCGGTTGGATCATGCGTGACGCCTGCGAATGGATAAGACGCGGCCAGGGCGACACTGCCACCCTGAACCACGGCGAATACCACCGCATCGACCAAGTATCCCTTGGCGGCGTCATCACCCTGTTCATCACCAGCAAGTGGCGTGGTGACTGGGGCTTTCTGGTCAAAGGAGTGAAGGTGCCATGGCGTACTTACACTGGAACCCTTGACGAGTCAGCCCGAAAAAACTGCGACCTTAATTGCGATATCCACTAGGTCTTTTGCTGTTTTGACAACGTTCGCCGTATTTGTAAGCCAAACGTTCAATCGAGACTTGCTGGCAATCGCAATTTTTTCTTCAACTGACGCAGCCTGCGCTTTAACGATTGCCTGAGCTAATTCTTGGACAAGATCGAAAGGCGTATTGGCAGGAAGCCCTAATTGCTGCGAGACCTCGGGCTGATAAGCTTCTATAGCGCTTCCGTTTCTTCGAAAATGAGCGTTATAGGCGTTTATTTCTACGTCGCCGGCAGCGACGATGCCAACGCCATTGTCTTCAAACGTGGTCCCGTCATAAAGATTGATTTTCATTGGTTTTACTCTAAGGCTTTGAGAAGTCAGATCCTCGGTAATACCCAAAAGCCATCATAACTGCCACCTATATATCCCTCCTTCAAAGTCAGCCGCTATAGCGGCAAAGGAACAGTCATGCCTGAAGAAATCAAATTGATCCAGCCAGCACCAGTTGTGCGTGACGAAATGGGTTCGTTCCAGCATCCCGATATGCCTGACTTCGACGAGGGCGACGGAGACAAGTGCAAAGCCTGGGTAGCGGAACAGGGTTTGAAGGTGGCGATGGTGAGCCTTGAGTACGCCGACGAAGCCGTTGCAGATCGCTACTTCGACGCCGGCGATCCCGACTTCAGCTATTGGGAGCCTGACCGCCCTGAAGGCGAGGATTGGTTCTGCCTGGCGATTCACGACACCGACGACTGCCCTGTCTGCTGGTGGGCACGCCGTGAGGTGACGCCATGATCGCCCTCGCCTGGTTCGCCTACGTGTACTGCTACAAGGGGCCGCGACGATGACGGAACAGCACCGCATACTGGTCGGCGACTGCATCGACATGATGCGGAGCCTGCCAGACCAATCCGCTCACACTTGCGTCACCTCACCACCCTACTTCTGTCTCCGCGATTACGGAGTCGACGGGCAAATCGGCTTGGAAGAAACGCCGGCCGAGTTCATCGCCCGCTTGGTCGAAGTGTTCCGCGAAGCGCGTCGAGTACTACGAAACGATGGAACGGCCTGGGTGAACATGGGTGATAGCTATGCATCAATAGCTGGCGGGTATGCCCCAGACGGTTCAGCGGGTAAGCACGACATCGTTTCAAAGACGACTAGAGGCGCCGTTCGCCGCGGCCATAGAAGAAAGCCGCACGAAGGCTTCAAACAAAAGGACTTGATGGGCATGCCTTGGCGCTTGGCTTTCGCCCTACAGGATGACGGCTGGTACCTACGTCAGGACATCATCTGGCACAAGCCGAATCCGATGCCCGAGAGCGTCAGGGACCGCTGCACCAAGGCCCACGAATACATTTTCTTACTCAGCAAGTCGCCGAAGTACTACTACGACCAGTCGGCGATTCTCGAACCCTGCTCACCAAACACCCATAACCGCCTATCGCAGGACGTACTCGCGCAGATCGGCAGCGACCGCGCAAACGGCGGCGCCAAGAGCAACGGGACCATGAAGGCAGTGGCCAGAAAGTCGAATGGCGTCGGCTGGGGTCATGGTACCGACGGCGAGGGCCGCCACCGTGGCCGCATCAAGGACAACGAGTCGATGAACGCTGCCCTTGCCGTAATGCCCAGCGAACGAAACAAGCGAACCGTGTGGACCGTACCAACGCACAGCTTCAAAGGTTCCCACTTCGCGACCTTCCCGCCCGACCTGATCCGGCCATGCGTTTTGGCCGGGACACCCCGTGGCGGTGTGGTGCTGGACCCGTTCGGCGGTGCCGGTACCACAGCGGTGGTCGCAATGCAGGAAGGCCGCAAGTCGATCCTCTGCGAACTCAACCCGGACTACGCCGCCATGGCTGAGCGCCGGATTGCAGCGGTCTGGCTCGATGGCGCGGCACAGATGGACGTGTTTCACGAATCGGCGCCAGCCGCTCAATCCCATTCACTACCTTCTGCCGCCACGCGCGGCATGGAGCACGCTATGAAACGAGAACTGATAAAGATCAGTGAGTTCCAGCGCCGGCGCTGGGGCGAGAACAGCACCCCGCAATGCCCGCAGGCCATCCGCAACCACATCCGAAACGGCATGGTGCCCGGGGAGCAGATCGGGAAACTCTGGTACGTTGACTGGACCGCGTTCAACCGGTTGAGCGGCAACGACCTGGTCGCGATGGTATTGAAAGGAGCTGCATGATGGTCCCACGGCCGCGTAACAAGGCGAACAAGAGCCTCCCGCCGAACCTGTATTTCGATTCGCGGCGCTCGACTTATCGCTACCGGCGGCCAACCGACGGTAAGTGGTTCCAATTTGGCAGCGACCGAATCAAGGCGATCGATGCCGCTAAGCAACTGAATCTGGAGTTCATGCGCGGCGCTGACCTGATCGGCGCCGTGATGGGCAGTTCATCAGAATCATTTGCCGGCTTTCTCGATACCTACGAACGCGACGTTCTGCCGCCTCGCGAGCTCGCAAAAGGAACGCTGGGTCTGTACGCCGTGCACTTCCGGCGATTCCGTAAACAGTTCGAAGGCAAGGCCGTCGACCAAATAACCATTCGCATGGTCGCGGAGATGTTGGACGCTCTCACCCCGCGTACGGCGAATCAGTGTCGGGCGCTGCTGATCGACATCTTCAATCACGCAGCGTCCAAAGGACTGTGCCCGGATAACCCGGCGGCCAGCACCATCAACCGGATCGAAAAGAAGCAACGTAAACGCCACACGATTGAAGGACTGAAAGCCATTCGGGAGAAGTCGTCGGCCTGGCTGCAGAACGCAATCGACCTGGCGTTGATCACCGCCCAGTGCCGGACAGACATCCTCGACATGCGTTTTGATGGCAGTCGGGAGGGCTACCTATACGTGGTGCAGAAGAAGACGGCCAAGGCCAGTGACGCGGCATGGATACGATTTCTGATAACGCCGGAGTTGCAGGCGGTCATCAGCCGATGCCGTGACGATGTCGTATCGCCCTACCTGGTGCACCGAAAGCCCGAACGCCGGAAACAGAAGCAGGCGCAGACCAAGGATCACTGGACAAAGGTTGAGGAGCGTTATTTGACGCGAGCATTCAAGGAGGCCAGGGAGGCGGCGAACTGCTACGCGGGATGGAAGGAAGAAGAGATGCCGGGCTTCCACGAAATGCGAGCGCTGTCGCTGCACCTGTACAAGAAAGCCGGAAAGGAAGGTCAGAAAATAGCTGGCCATGCGAGCGAGGGCATGACCAGAAACTACCCACGGGACCACGAGGAAATCGTCTGGTCCGAGGCAATACCGGACCTGAATATCAGCGAAATTACGGGGTAGTTTTGCGCGAGTTTTGCGCAGGCACAAAAAAGCCGATCTAACTGATCGGCTCAAGTGTCTGATTTTACTCAGGAATAATGGTCGGGACGGAGTGATTCGAACACTCGACCCCTAGCACCCCATGCTAGTGCGCTACCGGACTGCGCTACGCCCCGACTAGGCGTGTAACTCGTCCTTCATCTCGAAGA